CCGGTGGCCGAGGACGCACCGCTGTCGCCGGTGGCCGAGGACGCACCTCTGTGGCCGGTGGCCGAGGACGCACCTCTGTCGCCGGTGGCCGAGGACGCACCGCTGTCGCCATGTTCGCACCAGGCTATGCGGCCCGCATCCACCGTAAGGAGAGCGCCCCACCAATCACCGCAATACACCACGTTTCCGCAACGAGCCTTGCACTTGTCGTCGAGATCCACAACGTCGCTTGGCTCGGCGGAAAACACAATCCACCGCCCTTGGTAATCCGGTTGTTTTCCACCGCCTAGGCCAACTCCCCACGGCCAGCCAAACAGGCCACCAGACTCACAGGTAGGTTCCTCGCTCCATGTGTCGGGGGTTACTGGCCCAGACTCGGGCCACTGAAATCCGCCGTGACTGGTGCCGTCAGAGCGCACGCACTTGACGATCAGCACATTGCCGCCGTCGTGGGTCCATTGGTGGGCAGGGGTTATGTCTGGCATTTCGTGCACTCATAGTCTAATGGGACCGTCAGTATGCCGCTGGAATGAGTCTCTTGCGGTAGGCGCCTCCACCTAGTGCCTCGGAATTGCGCCGTGGGGTCCCGGCCGTGCGGACATCCTGCCTACGTGGTGGCCGTTCGGTAATCTCGGCGTCCCGCCGTGTCTCGTCGTATCGTGCGCGTTCGTCGTCGCATAAATCGACCTGCATGGGTGGGCCTCCAAAAAAACAAACCGACGGACAGCATTGGGCCCACCCAACCGGCTCACGCCGTTTTCTGTCCGTCGGTTCGTGTCGTGTGATGTTCATGTGGGTGGGCCTTCTAATTTCACGATACCACGGAATCAGGTATTGTCAATCTTTTTCTCGCAATCGATCGATTAGGCTGATGATGATTGGACACACGGCTCGTATGTCGGGGCCGAACCCTCCGAAGAGGGCGCGGCGCGGGGGGACGTCAGTCAATTACACTGTACGGGTCAGTAAGAGCCCCGCCGGCGATCGGCGGGGCGGGTTCGGTTCAACCGGCGGGCTACTCCTGAATTTCGACGTATGGTGATTCGGGCACTTCGGCGATGTAGATTTGGTGAGCCACGCCGGGCGGCTTACCTCCGGTTAGGCCCTGAAGGGCCACGCCGGCGCCGGCTTTTGTGCGATGGTGGATGGGGTATCCGCTATCGGAGATTTCGCAGGGCTCCCCGGCCCCGGGCTGCACGAGATGGGGGTATTCGATCAGCATGTACATTCTAAATTTCCTCTCAGGACGGGTCAGTAAGAGTCAGTCGCAGCATCATATCACATGTCAAAGAGATTGTGACCGTCGCCGAGCCCGCATGTCGGGCAGCGGATCATGGGCTCCACTGTGGATATCGCGTGGTGCGAGATCACCTGGCAGTTGCGGCAGATCATTTCCATCAGCTCAGTTCCTCGGCGGGCATGTCCGCGATGCACTCGGCGGCCAGTGTGGCCCAGCGTGCAGAATGGTCTTGATCTGCCTCCGTAGTCGCGATCAATTCGCAGACCTCGCAGATAGTCCGACAGACCACGTCCGTATCGTAGATTGGGAGCAATTCGCCTGCCCTGGCGCGGTAGTCTCGCTTCCCCATCCACGCTGTTTCGTAATCATAGCCAGCGTAGACGATCGTCCTGCCGTCGGCGTGCTGGCGGACTCGGACCCACCAGCTCCATTTGGTGTTGGCTTGGCACTCGACTTGGCCATCGTGATTGGAGTCGCTCGCGGACGCCAATGTGGGCCAATTGTCCTCATCGATGCGGACGGGCGGACGGCCTGACAGTGTGATAGTACGTGTGGACATGGTATCTCTCCTTGGTGCCGCATGATTCCGGTGCGGCTTCCGGTGGAGTACTCCGCGTACTCCCAGCGATCCCGATTTGGCCCTCGGGATCACGGGCGGAGGGTCAGCTACTGACTCGTACATCGTCGAGCCTGGCCACGTAAGCACATTGTGGCGACTCCACCGGCACGATCACCGCCCATTCGCCATCGGCGGAAAACTGCACAACATAGTAGTGATTGCCGTTCTGCGATCGGACCCTTGCGCCAATATGCAGGTCACCTCCAGTGTGCGGCGTCTTCGGCAATGGTACGTTATAGCCAGGCCACCGCTGCGGGTGGTCTACTGTCCAGTTAATGGCGTTTTGGATCGCCACCTGACTAAGTCCCATCGTCGGGTTGTCGATCGGTTCATTAGTGTCTTCCGCGCCGATCTCGGCAGCCAATCGCAAGTCGTCAGTCGTCAAGTTCACACCCATGAGATTCTCCCATGCCTCCCACTCACTCAGTGGGCGAGTGGAGTCGTTCGCCGACTCCCAGCGATCCCGATTTGGCCCTCGGACCTGTCATGAGTCTGGGCCGAACCCTCAGCGAGGGCGCTTCGGTCGGCCGGGTCCGTCGCTGGAAACGTCCAACGGGGCCGAACCCTCCGAAGAGGGCGCGGCGCGGGGGGACGTCAGTCAATCACACTGTCCGCCGCCGCCTTGAGGTCGTCCGGAATCTCGTGGTTGTTGGTGAGCAGCCAGCGGGCGGCCTCCTCGTTGCTCACCCATTCGGCCGAAGGCGTCGAGCCCTGCCACTGGCTCGAACTCTCGACGTAGTATCGCCCCCGGCGACTGCGATATAGCATCTGGTGATCCCATTGCGAACCGGTGACCACACTGATGTGGTTGCTCCCATCAAAGCGGGTGTCCTCCTCCCATTTCGCGCTCGCGTTGTCCAGGTCCACGATCATCCCGTCACTCATTTCGTATCGTTGTCCCACGTTGCAACTCCTGCCCTGAGGGCGTTTGTTTGCTCCGGTTCGGCCGGGTCCGTCGCTGGTAACGTCCAACGGGGCCGAACCCTCAGCGAGGGCGCGGCGCGGGAGGACGTCTACATCACCTATGGTCTGCGAGCAACGCGAAGCCTCGGTCCATTTCGACGCGGTGGCGGCGGAGGGCAGCCGAAACAACCAACGCAACCCGTCGACCGTCGCCGTTCGCTAGAGCTAACACCTCAGATGGCCGGTAGTGTCGAGACGCGTCGAGGCCGTGATTTTTCGCCCAGGATCGCGTGCCCGCCTCGCAGTTCCCGATATTGACGGAATCCCGCACGCAGACGGTCGCGCCCTCTCGCTCCGCGGTCCGCAGAATCCTCGCCTCCTGTTTGGCGGACAGTTTGGCGGCTCGCTCTCGCGCTGCTCGTTCTCTCGCCTCTCGCCTGCGGATGAGGGCATTTTCCCGCAATTTCGCGGCCAACTGCCGGGGCGAACACTCTGACAGATCGTGCGAGTCCACGTGGTAGTCGTCAGCAGGGCGGGCGATAGACACGAGCCGAACACCTGTCGCATCTTCGTCCCAGCGGTATCCGTGCGGAGCCTTGATACGCCGCATAGGCTCGTCGGCGAGCCAGTACAGGAGGAAGCCGGGGCGGACGCGAGCGCATGACCTTACAATCACCTGATATTCGTACTTGGTGTAAGTGCACCGGGAAGAATAGCGTCCGCAGTTGATTGTTATCGCATCGACTGGGCACATGCCGCGACCCGACAACGAGGACCGCCAGTTTTTCCTCCGTGGGTGCTCGGCCATGCCCCGGTCTTCATGCGGGCAGGAGGCCCCCAGAGGAACCAACGACGTAAGGCGGGTGCGGAATCGCTCAGCCCCTCCCCTGTATTCGTCAGCGATCGCAGCCAGTTCGGCGTCACGCCGTTCGCGATCGAGAAACATCTTTCGGGATTGGCGAGCGGTTCGTCCGCCGTGGGCCAGGCGTTTTTTTCCGAGTTTACGGAAGTCGGTCAGTGTTTTGGGCCTCATTTTTCTGCCTTTCGTGGGTCAGGGGTTCAGCCGTTTCCGCGGGGATCCTCGGTCGTGCCTGCAATGATCGCCTTGGCGAGGGTGCGGTATTTGCGAATGGATCGCTTGGTCAGCTTGCGGATGTCGGCCCGGGTCTCGGGGCCAGCAAATCGATTCAGCGGCTTATCCTGGCGGCTGCAATTGCAGTGTCGGCAGGAGGTAATCAGATTGCTGGGCAGGTTCGAGCCGCCATCAGAATCGCATTTGACGTGGTCTAGGGTGATGTCAGTCGGGTGGGACCCGTGCATGTCTTTGCAGCAATACACGCAGCGGAATGCGTCCCGCAGGTAGATGGCCAATCGCAGGTCTTTCCGGATGCAGACGCCCTTGTAGCCGGCTTCTGTGTTTCGTCCGTTGGTTGCTGTTTTGGCCATCGTTTTCCCTTTCGTTTCTGACTCCCACTCTCACTATGTATAGTATACCGATAGCGGCACACTAAGTCAAGGCTATTTTCGGGAATTCCGGGATCTTTTTTTCCCATGGCCAGCCCCCCCCGTCAGACGTTCCTTTTTTGAGAACGCGTCGCACTGGGCCTCGGTGATCGCGTAGTTTCGACCGAACTTCCTCCCGAGCCGGCCCGACTCGCAAAATTGCCGAACGCGTCGCTCGCTGACTTTGAGTCGTTCGGCCGCTTCGCTGGTGGTGAGGTATTTGGTAACCATATTTAGCCCATCTCCTCGGCGTGATCGACTGCCTGGGTGAGCAGCTCGACGATGTGGCCGACCGATCCAGCAGCGTCCCATCCAGCCGATTCCGGCGAATGGCCGTAATGGTTATCGCTGGCAGATTGCAGCCTGGCGAGGAGCGTTTCGATCTCGCCGTGGCGGCATCCGAATTCGGCGGTGGCTCGCTCTCGGCTGGCCTTTTGGGCGGCTCGTCTGTCTGTTAGGGTTGTCATCGTTTCGTCTCCTCGGTTGGTGGCGTGTGTTCTTTCCATACCCCTATCATATACCGACATCGGTAGACTGACAACCCCTAAATAACAGAATTCCGGCGGATTGGCAATATTTTTGGCAGTCCTGTAGGGTTGCCAACGTATAATGGGCTTGAGGGCAAGAATTCGGAAAGGAACTCCGCCATGAAACTCGACATCCCATCCCGCCTCTACACAGCCCTACTGGTCACCTGGTTCGCAGCGGTCGCTGGATCCGTGTTTGTGTTCCTGCCGGCCGTCCTGCCGCAGGGAGCCACTCCAGAGCGTCAGGGGGGCGACGCGGAATTGATACGGCTGCACGAGCACCAGCAGCACGTAGTCGGCCGAATGGCGGAAAGGATCATTGAGCTGGAAGAATAAGCGACCACTTTTTCTTCGGGCAACGCGTCAGATCGCGGATAGATTTCCGGCCACTCCCCCGGCAGCCGACGCACACGCAGATATCTACCGGCTCTTGCCCGTCGAGGTGGCATCCCTCGTGCCATTTGCACCCGTTGCACGACTCCGCGATGTGGCCCTCGATTAGCTCTAGCCGTTCCGCTTCCGTCTCGTACGCAAGCGTGACTGCGTGTGCAGGTTGCGTTCGCCCCGGTCCCTTCCCTTTCTCCCACGCCGTCCAGTATTTGCCTCGTTGCCTGCACAGCTCCACGTGTCGACGGTATTTCTTGATCTTGTGGCGTGGGCAGTCGATGAATCGATCATCGGGTTGCAGGGGGCAATTGCATTCCACGCGTCACTCCGTAATCTCAAACCACTCAGTACAGGACGCAGGGTCAGGGGGACTGCACGTGCTTAGCATCGTCCTGAACACTATGTTCAGCGGATTGCACGTGTGCCCCACTGAGCATTCCCCGCCCTCGAATGTCGGCGGGGACGCACACGTTATACTCGCAGCTGCCCAGTCACATGTCGATGCCCCGGCGCAGAAGTTATTCGTGCAAAGTGCAAATTCCCCTGAACATTCTCCGTGATCGTCGAAACAAAACAGCCGGAAAAAAACGTCGCTTGTCTCGACCGGGTCTTCGTCTTGGCACACCCACGGCCACGTCGACGTCCCCTCCCAAATGAACGCTGGATATAACGCTGTGTTGAGCGTTAGCGTAGCGGTCAGCCCGTCCCGGTGAGGGCAGGTAGAATGCAGCGTAAGCGTCAACGTCTTGGGTATGCAGTGCCCCTCGCATTCGCAATCGCACCGGATACAGTTGCCGTCGACGTCAGGCAAGATGTCTTCGGCGTGGCGGTACCAATGGAAGTCGTCGAACTCCGCCGCGCCTCCTGCGTTTGCTATTCCAGCACGCGGCCCGTTGATCGTTGTGCAATCCCACACCGGCCCGCTGATTTCCAACAGCCCACCATAGATACCGTTCTCGGTGAGGCATGCAACGAGCGTGTAGTCCTGCCCGATGTCGACCGGCCCGAGACTGAAGGTGTCCAGGGCGGCAGCATCATTCCACGATCCGCCTGAGAATGTAGATATGCCCAGCGTCAGCGTGCCGTTGCCGGCTGCAACGGCAAGTTCCACGTAGATATATTTGGTTCCTGCCGAAGTTACGGCGGGCGCAAGGCGATACGCTTTCCCGTTCTGGGCGTCTTTACAGGTAACGAATACGCGGCGTCTGTTCTCTGAGATATGCTTGACCGTATAGACGAGGCCGGTCGTGCCGTCCTCGGCAAGCTCGTTGGAAGCAATTGACCATCCACCGGAGTGTTCCACCCATTGGTTGCCGATGTTCGACGAATTCGCACGATTGAATAAGTCAACGAGAACTTCGCACCCTTTGCAGCAACATGGATGTCCAGGCATGGGATCGATCCCCTAGGTGTTGCAGGTGGACCCCGAAGTCCCGGAACAACTGACTTGATAGGCTTCCCAGGGTTTCTTGTGCACGTTCGTTTTCAGCGTCTGGGAATACGTGCTACACGTGCAGTTGCCTGTCCCCGTGCTCCCCGTGCCGCAAATCGCGTTGTTCCGACGCTCGAACTTGACCAACGCGTTTGGGTAGATTACCCACCCGTGCGGGTTCGCGACTTGCAATTGAACGCACCCGCCCGTAGTTGGCGACACCCCGAACAGCGGCTCGATTCGGTCGACGGCGAAACACGTAGGCACAAGGCCGGTCGAGGTATGCGACGAAACAACAAACCCCCGGCACCGCTGAGAGGGCACGGCCTGGATATGCAGTTGCCCCGAGCCCTGGTGACGCCACGCCCAAACGTCCTCACCAGTCGTTGCCCCGCATCCTATCAGATCGAACGCCTGGTAGGTCGTGCCCGTATCGATCGACCATTTCTCGCCCTGGGTCGAGCCGGCCGCCGTAGTCGCGTGGATAAACGGGTGGATCTTTCCGCCCGTTGACGGCCCGGCCGTGCTGCCCGTCCCAGGGCGTATCGTCTCCGACACCCGGCCAAGAAGCATCGGTATTGGCGTCTGGTCGCGAGGGTCGGGGTCCCGCTCATCCTCCAGCCCGTGGCCCTGGGTTTCCAACCACCACCGTTTGAGGTCGCGAAGAATGCGCAGCCCCTCGTCGTCGGTTCTGACGATCTTGTCCGGCACATCACGCCTCTAGAATATTCAAGTCGACCTTGATTGTTCCCGTTCCGGCCTTCCACTTCAGCTTGCCCTTGACGTTGGCGTCAAGTTCGTACGCAAATGGTCGACCGGCACTGATCTTCCCGTACGGGTAAACCCCTGTACTGCCGGTTGCCGAGGACATGCCCACGGTGACGAATGCTGTGCTTCCCGTTGTCGCAAGTGACCTACCATACATGAAGCCTGGTGTTGCCACGTCGCCAAACGGAACGGCCTCGTAGACTGTGGAACCAACAATCACAATCGGCCCGTTTTTCCCGATTGTGGTTTGGTTGAAGTTCATTCCGCCACCGGTTGGGGTGAAATTGTCCTGGAACGGCGCCTTGTTCACAAGCACCGACAGGGCTACGGTTACATCGCTCATAAGAACACCTGCGGGAGGTTGAATGGTGCGAACGGAAGTATCCAGTTCGTTCGTTTGCGAATGTACACGGCATGGTTGTATAGATCGAACGATGTGGACGCCGCGTTGATCGTTGAAACTGCTATGTTGTCTGCCAGCGAGTAACCGTTGCCGTCGAGTAACCCGAACGGCTTGGTGTATCCTTCGTTCGTCCTGAATCGTCGTTCCCACTCTTTTGTCTTTGGCTTGGCCCATTGATAATACATCGGGCCTTGGTCGAGAATACGTGTGTCCCAACCCTCTCGCCTGAACTTGAAAATGTACGTTGTCGGATAATAGAAAACGACCACGCCATTTATATTTTGTTCTTGTCGGCCGGGGCATTCCGCTGAGGCAAACAATACTTGCCTAGGCGCGGCTCCAAAAAATACATCGGAGTTGACTGAATTATCATAAGCGATTGCGATCGCTGGCGAGAAGGATGATTGATTGCGAGTGATTGTCAGCACGCCCCGCGAGTGCGTGGCCATGGGCTGCGGGTCGAACTTATCGCCGAACGAGTTGACCATCGGTTCATCGAAGATGTCGTCGGAATCTGGCGTTATCGCCATGGCAGTCGGAACGCCGACAACGGGGGAACGGACCTTCTCGGGCTTAAACGCCATCATTGGGAAGTGCAAACGCCGATCGAGGTGGGCCTCCTGTTCCGACAACTCTTGATATTGGCAGGTGACCTCCCAATGAAACCACGTTCGCGATAGTTGCTGCGGGGATCGTGTTTGGCAAAACGCTTTCGTGTTCGTCGTCGTGCCAGTGGTGTAAATTTCGTATTGCATCGGCAGTCCCGGGGCAGCCAACACCACGTTCGCATCGTCCTGCTTGTTGTTGACTGTCACAAGAAACACGCGAACGTAGGAGTGCATACCGGTAGAGTCTTGCGTAGCTCGCCGCCTGTCAGGCCGCTCTTGTGCTAATCCCACAACGCTCATACTGGGGCTCCCTCTACCCTGCCAAATATCCTTTCGAGCCACTCGGTCATTTGCCGTTGCCACTCCGTTTGCTTTTCTCTCTCCTCCTGTGCACGCCGTCTCTCGTCACCACCACGTTCGATCTCCATTATCCGTGAGAACGCCGCTGCACTGCCTTGCTCCAAAGCCCCCGCCGGTTCAGGCGATTCGAGTTTATTGGGGCTAAGCAATTCTTTCCTGAGGCGGAATAGTTCCTTGGCACCCTCCTCGACAGAAAGGCCGTTTGGGCCGACTAATGACGCGACCTCTTTCGCTTGTCGACGAAACGCCTCCAGGGGTGTTTCATTGGCCAACCTGATTTGCTCGACTCGGGCCTTACGTTGCGCTGTCACCCCCAGCTTATACGCAGCGGTCAAGGCCTCGACGCCCTTCTTGTATTCTTTCTGGGTAATTGTCGTGTTAAGAAGCAGTTTACCAAGCGTTTCTGTTTGTTGCTTGAGCATATCCAATGGGCTCATCAACGCACGCAATGCGGACGCCGCAGACGTCTGTAGTGATTGGAGAAATTTCTCAGCATTACCACGGATCGTCTCTCGTGCTGCCTGGGCCCTCTCCATCAATGCTCTCATCGCTGCACTGGGGTCACCTCTGACAACCTCAGGAAGCGCATTGGCACGCGCGGCACGCGCGCGAGCAATACGGTCTGTGACTTTCTGTGGTACATCTGCTATGCGGGGTTGATCGCGGGTCAGCCTTCGCCACAACTGCCGTAAGACTTCGGGGCCACTGGCATCCGCCCCGCCAAGCCTTTCAACCACCTTGGCGGCGTCTGTCAGGCCTTCGGCCAGCTTAGTCACGGGCCCCGCTGCTACGGCCTCTATTTCAGTGCCCATTGCACTCCACGCCTTCTTCATGTCGCTGACCTTGTCGTTCATCTTGGTGAACTTATCGACTATCTCCTGGTCGACCGTGATTCCCAACTCGCGGGCCTTCGCAAGCATCTCCTCGACGCCCCGCCTGCCATCTCCGAACAGTTGGAGCATTGACACCCCTTCGGAGTCGAACAGCTTGAACGCCAGTCGCAAGCGGTCCGTGGGGTTCTTGATCTTCGCCAACGCGTCGGCAACTTGCAGCAACGCCTCGCCCGGTCCGGCGTCGCGCAGCGCCTTGGCGTCGAGGCCCAGTTCCCGGATGGCGTCCTTCGCTTCTCCCGTTCCGTTCGCTGCTTCCGACATTCGCCGGGTCATTCGCTGAAGGCCCATATTGAATTGGGCCACTGCTATCCCACTCCGTTCGGCTGCGAATTGCAGGCCGCTCAACTCCTCCACGCCTATCCCAAGCCTGACAGATATTTTCCCGATCTTGTCAAGGCGTTCGGCTTCGCTACGGAAATGCCTCAGGGCAAGGCTCACGCTCACTATACCGGCCAGGGGCCCGGCCAGTCCCTTCAATCGCATTCCCGTGGTGCTCGCTTGCGCACCAAACGACGCAAGAGCAGCTTGGCCCTTCTTGGTGTTGCTCGTGAACGCGTTCATCTGATTGGTCGCGGACTGCACGCCAGGACGAACGCCCCTTGCGTCCGCCTTCACTTGCACAACCAACGATCCGACAACTGCCACTTATTTTAATCCCCCAAATGTCGCGAAAATCTCCTCAGCGCTCATCAGCCAATCGGCGGACGGCATGAAGTCCTTTGCTCTCGCCGGCGGCTTGACTCCATTGGCGTTCACGATATTCGAAACAGCCACGCCGTGAAGTAGTTCCTGGTGCGCCATGCCCCACGGTTCGATCTCCGAATACGCAAGCCAGTCCGCAATCTGCCTGCTTGTAAGTTTTCTCTTGAGGTGGTCTGGGTGAAAGCAACCAACTTCGAGACACAGCCGAAACAGCATCAAGTCGACTGGTCGCTTCCGGAGTTTTTTTCCAGTTCCTCAACGTCCTTCTTCGTGAGGCCGTTAATCTCGCAGGCCCTGTCAAAGATACCTTCGAGAACACCGGCATTCTTTCCCATTAACGCTACGTCGTCGTCGCTGGTAAATAACGGCGCCTCGTTCTCGTCAACGGTCGTTGCCAGCAACACCGCAACTCGAAAATCGCGGACCGGCCCTTTCTTGTCTCCTGCGTACTTGTCCTCCAACGATGACCGTTCCTCGCCTGTCATGTGCCGTACGTAAACGCCAGCGTCCTTGCCGTACGATTTCGGCAAGTCCACCCACTCAGAATCCAAGTCGTCAGCTTCCAAGAACTGCGATCGAGTTATAGCCTTTTTCATGTCGCCGCCTTTCCGCGTAAGTTATACCCAGTCAGGGCCACTGCTGAGCCCGATAGTTATTGTCCTCGTCGTTACGGTATCACGTGCGATTGACCTACCAACGTCTTTCACGAACCCCTTGTGGAACTCGCTGGCGAAATTCGTGCTTGGATGCGTGATACCGAACTTGCCTTTGGTAGTTTTGCCCCGCATTGCCTTGATTTTCAACCATCCGGCGTTCGTCTGGTTATAGGCCACCGTCACCGAGAGGTCGCCGGGGACCGCGAAGCCCTTCTCCTGTGTGGCGTCGTTTGTTGTGGAGTCAAGCGTATGAGTGTCTACGCTTGCCGCTGGACCTGTGGGGCCATCCACGCCAGTTACGCCACCAACCGCCGTTGCGTCAGACGACGCGACTGTTGTCGATGTGGTGCACAGGAAGATAGTTCCGTTGCCAATGAATTTCTGCATTTGCTTTGCTCCTATGTCGAAGCGGTTGAATCGTGCCAGATCGTCATTTGAAAGGCCGACACATAAATGCCGTCCTCGCTCGCATCTCCACGGGGAACATATTCTTCGTCGTGGTCTTCCGCTTTCACTGACCACGCTGTTCTGCTGCCGAACGTGCCGATATGGCCGTGCACGAAATCCTTGACCGCTCCCGCAATCGTTATTGACTCCGCGTCGTCGTCGCTGTGCACCTCGACGTCCCACTGCGAATTGACCATGCCTCCAATGTTGGACAAGTCAAGTTCCTCGTCCTTTCGGTGGAGACCATACCACAGCCTAGGAACCGGCGGATTCTCTCTTACGCTCGCGTGCTCAACAGCACCGGGAGCTACTACGCCCGGAAACACCGCTGCTATGTCAGTGCTGCCGACAATGACCGTCCGGATATCTGCCGCGAGCGTCGCCATTATGATTTCACCTTGTTGATTGCTTCCCGCACGCCCTGCTTCAGTATCGCTAAGGCTTCACTTGGTTGAAGCGACGGGGCTAAATACGGTTGCTTCGTGATCCTGCCAGCCTGCTTGTGGGTAAACCCCCCCTCGACGAGGTGGCCGTAGTTCGTTGGGTCTGCCCAACGCCTGCTCGATCGCAGTTTCGACCAATCTTCATTTCTGCCAACAGCCCGCCGGCGGAGTCGCTTCTTTCGCCTGCCTACCGTTTCGCGAACTACCCAACGGCCAAAACCTTTTCGTGGACCGATCACAACCCCAACTGTCGGCCGGTTCCTCGACCGATATACGCGAAACCCAACCGACCGGGCAAGCGTTCCCGATCCTGTAGTAGCTCGCCTCTTCCTCGCTTTCGGCTTGGCCCGTTTCGTTGTTGCTTGCCCTATCCGCTTCATTCCGGCAGCAAGGAAACGCTTGACGAGCTTTTCCGGGAAGCCCTTCAGCAATCGCTCAATCTCCTTGTCTCCCGTAACAACGACAGTCACAGCACCAGCTCCTCATGGCATAGGCACGTCATCACGCAATTCCTTTCTTCGAAATTGTCCACGCTTTCGACATTCAGAAATCGCGTTGTGCTACCGGGGAACTTGAACCGGCTCCTTGCGTTGCAGTGCGTCGAGTAGTCAATTTCAACCGTATGCGTCGCAAGGGGGACGAGCTCCCGGGCCAAGACCAGTTCTTGGCCTCTCAGTTGCGCCACGTACGCGTTAGGTGTGGCCTTCGTCGAGAATACCAACTGGTCATGCCCAAGCCCGTCCGACGCCGTGCTGCCCGTTGTCGCCGTCTGCAATTCCAGAGGCACACGCCGCGCTCGCCGCCTGGCGGGGCGTTGTTTGAGGGCTCTACGTGCGAATTCGCTCCGCTTAGGCATAATTGCCATACTCCACTGTATCGAGGTAGCTCCCTGCGATCTCTTCCGCCTCGGCCTGGGGTAGCCTCGTGGGGTCGTAGGCCGATTCCGTCATTACCAGAATCGCCTCCGTTGCCGCTGCGGGCAGTGCCGTCGTCGATGTGCTCCCATACCCGCACGTGAACGCGATCTGGACAGCATCCGGTCGCCAATACGTGCTTGGCCAGGTCTCGGACTGCTTCGGCTGAATCCAGCCCGGCTGATCGTCTGACGCTATCGTATCATACGTCGTGCTGGCCAAGGTCTGCGCCGCGTTGTTTCCGTCTCGATAGGTGATTGTGCCCACCGGCGTAGCGAGTGGTGGCAACGGAAATACGATCGCCCCGGAATTGCCGGGGAACTCAGCACGAGTCAATCGGTAGGTCGTTGGTGTGAGACGTCGATGGCCGCCTATGTGCCGTTCGCACCATTGCGTCGCCGCACGGATCTTGTCCTTGATCTCGCCGTTCTCAGCCGTGCTGCCAGTGCTCACCTTGAGCTGAAGCTTAGCCTTCCGGAGCGAGACCGCCAGTGCCGTGCTGCTCGTGCTCGTGACATTAAGTGCCATCGTCAAACGTCCATTGTTCGTAATATGCCTGCGCTTCCAACGCACCGCTTAGCGCTTGAATGGTGTTATGGAGTTCTTGCGCCTCTGCCTGCTTCTGTTGGAGTTTCGCGTGTTTCCGGCCGATTCGCTCCTGCAACTCTTGAGACCGTGACTCCCACTTCCGCCGCATCGTGTTCCCGGCGTGCCCGTATCCGTACAGGTAGGGCGTTTTCAGTAAGTCGCATTCGTCGGGCAGCACCACCTCGATCCCGGCCCCACGTGCCCAGCCAAGCAGCCATTCGCAACTCGGCCGCTGATCCCTGTATTCCTTCGTCTGGGCCATATCCACACCCCAGACGCCGAGGGCTGCCGGTTCCTGCATGATCGCAAACGCGATGAGATAGCTCACCGTGTTCGTGAAATACCTGAATGGTGCGAAATGCCGCAGAACGTCCTCGATAGGAAACGGCATAGCGGCCGGGATCTCGGGGACAGGTTCGGCCATGTAGCAGGGTATCTCTCGAATGGAGCGCATCCAAGCGAGATATTGGTCCCCCTGAGCCTCTCGCTCGCGGAACCAGTCGATGGGGTGGAATTCGAAGTGCGCTGTGCATCGTGTCGCCTGTCCCATTGGCACGAGGTCTGATAGCGTCCAAATCTCCCATCGCTCGTCATTGTACGGTGCGAGCAGTCGGCTACTTGGGGCTTTTCCGACAATCGCAATCCGTCGTTCGTTGTGCGTCTGCCTTTCCGCGGGCATACTCACAGGCTTATCCTCCTGCTAGGTTGTGAAATCAGTACTGAGTACGGCAGCCCCGACGTTATTCGTCAGTCGCCACTGAACAGAAGAGGCCGAAATCAATTCGACGTAATCGCCGGGCTGCGTCAAAACAATTCGATGATTCGTCGCGGCCGTCGATCCGGCGCCGCCACCTATCCACTGCGTAGCCAGCCGCGTCTCGACTGTACACGGCTTAGCGGTACTGGATACCGACGCGAACAGTCCTTTGCGAACGCCACTCACGCCGGGATGCGGCAGCTTGAACGCCATCGACGCAGCCGCCCCCGACGATCCGCTTGCCGACAGATCGGTGTGGCCATAAGCGGTCAAGTCCGACCATGCTGGTTTCTTGACGGCTCCGGTCGTGAGCACTGTGGAAACAACCGCTTCGGCTGGCTCGCGTACCCAATTGGAGACCGTGAAACGGCGCACGCTCGCGACGTCGAGGCTTGCGTCGAGGACTACAGCTTTGCTAGCCGCCGCCGTGCCGGGGGTGACGTCCACGTAGTTCAGTTCGGCCGCGCTCGCCGTAACAGCCACGCCTGCAATCTTGAACACGCCCCCGGTAATCACATCGATCTTGCCGCCGATGATCAAGCCGGTGGATCCTTGCTCCATATAGTTTGTCGCGTTGTACGACATGCGATTCTCCCTTGTGTAAAGCAACCAAGGGAACGCCGCGGCGCCCCCAAGGTTGCAGCCCGCGGAAAGGCGTTCCTACGTGGACGTGCTGCCCGTCGTCTGCGGGTAAATAATCAAGGCCGTCGTCAGGTCGTCGGTGGAGCCCTTCGTGCTCGACTCCATACGGGGCGAACCGTACTGGATGGCCAGAATGCCGCCGTGTGCGGTCGCTGTCGTTCTGGTCAGTCGACCAGTGACATACCGTTTCGTCGGCAGTGGGATGTCGATACGCAAAAGCCCCTTGCCTGCCCCGGCCGTGCTGGCCGGAGACGTGATCGTTGCCGTCGACTTCTGGAGCGTCCAGCCATCGGACGTGCTGGTCGCCGTCGATGAGGTGGCACCATACACGCCTAGTGTGTTCCCGGCGGTCGACGCACCGGACGAATCGAGTGCGATCATGTGCACGCCGTTCCATCCGGACATATCGAGGGCCGCGCCGAACGGATCGCCCGCTCCTGAGGCGACGTTTTTCAGGACCATCGTAGGCAGCGTGTGCCTGATGATGTTTTCCATTTCACTCTCCTGTGTTAGGCGAACGTGCCGCGAACGAACGCTTCGGCACGAACCGGGGCGCCGTCGACCATTGCGCGGATAATGAACAAATCGAGATTCTGCCGCGCGTAGATTTCCTCCAGCCTGATGACGCTTGTATCGAGACCGTCAACGACCCAGTAGTAGTTCCAATCGCCAAAGATGCAACTGTAATTGCCGGAGCCGGTTGTGTTCGGCGCGTACTCGTTGAGGTCGACAGGAAAGCCCAGAAGCGTTTGCGAGAGATCGCCGGCCACAACGGAATCCACCAACAGGTATCGGCCGTTCCCGTCCTTTTCCTTGGCGATCTGTTGCATTCTGTCCCGGTGCATCATCCACCGCGCATTGGGCCAGTACTGCTGCTTGAGGGTGTTCTTGATCGACTTCAGATTGTCGAACTTAATCAGCGTTGCGGTTGCTGATGTCGACACGTCACGAGTCGCTGGGATGCCGTCTGCGCTGGCCACAAACGCCCCAAGGGGCTTGTTCGACCCGTCGCCAGTCATGAAGGCGTTTTCCTCAGCCGTGCCGACGATCCGGGCAAGTTCCTCCCGAATAATAGTCATGATGCCGGGAGCCTTGGCAATCAGCACTTTTGAGACCGGCGCCTCTTTGGCTAGGGGATGGGGCGTCAGTGCCCGCTTGCCGAACGTCATCTGATCCCTTGTCGGGATCCCCAATTCACTGGTCCAGTCGGCGTCCGTCATCTTCGTGGTGACGGTCGGAACGCCCATCGAGTCGGACTCGGGAAGCCGGAACTTCCTGGCGTGCTGTCGAGTTATAACGGCGTCGTCCACGTCGCGGAGAAGTTCCATCATGAACGTCTCGGATGCGTAGAGGTAGCCACCCTTCTCGCCCTTGCCCGCAACCTGCGCGCGATTCTCTTCCTCGGTCAGCTGGCCGCCTCTGCCAAGCAAGCGCTTCGCGAATCCGCCGTGATAGTCCTTCGAGGTGCGAACTTCGAGGTGCTCTTCGTTCGGCGCGTACACTCGCGTCTCGGTCTTCTCAGACTCGCGTGTGGAGTCCTCGTCTTGCTGCCGGAGCCGCTCTTCATCCTCGGCCCGTTCGAGCTTGTTGGCCCGTTCGTGATCCTCGATCTTCTGTCGCAGATCTTCCGATTCATCCCATAGATGATCGTACTGCGCTCGCTCTTCTGGCGACCGGCCCCGCTTTTCTTTGTCCGCCTTGTCAAGGATCTCGCGGGAATCGACGATCTTCTTGTGTCGTTGTTCCCGAAGTTCCCGTGTGTCAAACGCCATGGCGTCCTCCAGTGTTGGATTCCGCACCGGATGAGCGCACAAAAATACGCGAGCCCGTTCACGGTGCAAACCGTGTCCAGGTCGCGTCATCTACGATACCGCGGCCGAATATGCGCTCTTGCTACGCCGTCGCGCTGTTCGAGTTATGCCTGTATTATTCCACTGAACATACGACTAGTCAAGCATTCTCGCTAACGCTAGTCGTCGCCTGAGTTTATCGTTTTCTTCTCGCCAGTCTTCGGACTGGGTTTGCTGGAATTCCTCCAACGATCGCATCACCAGGGAGTCGACCGTCTGACGGTAGGCGGGCGAACTCGTGAGCGTCACGGCTCGTAGTTTCGCCGCTTGGATTTCGCGGATAGTCTCGTCGCCGTCAACCGTCCAGTCGTCCTTGACGCCATCCCAGGCCCAAGCCACGCTCATGCCGTCCAGGTTGCCGTTGCGGACGTCCTCGACGACGTCCTTACCCCGCGTCGTCTGCGGGACCGTGATCGTCGCGAAGAGGCCGTCCGCCTCACTGCGGAAGTCCAGCGTCCCCTTCGAGCTTCGCCCCAGGATCATCCGCCGGTCGTGCTCGACGTCGCCTATCAGGTCGTGACTGCCATCAGAGCGGATCGAGTCCCCGAACGCGTCTGGGGCAACCCGTTCCCGGAATCCGCCAAGATCCTCCGAGAGTTGGCCGTACGGCACAGCCAGCCCCTCTATAGTTGTATTTCCATCTCGCTCGACCACCCGCAGCTCTTCGCGGGGCAGCCAGATCCGCTTTTCTAATTTCTCACTCATCGCCAAACACCTCCAAGAGTATCGCCGCCGGCAGATCGGACCGCCGGGCGTCTAGTTCCGTTTTGACTCGCTCGACCAGCTCGCCGGCCGTAACATCGCCGGCGAGCTCCAGGAACGCCTCCCGCGATCGCTCACAGTGCCGTAACGCTATGGCCTCGGCATCCATCCCCACGCCCGCGGCCGCGCAGACGTGGCGG